TAGTCAAAGCAGCATTAATAATAGGTAAATAATCTTGTATATTATTAAAATGAGAAATATCAGTAAACATTTGTCTCATATAATATAGATATAGAACAAAAATTGATTCATAATTATAAAATATATAGAAAGTAAATAAAAATGTCACTATTAAATGAACTTGTTGTACAAAGAAAAGACGAATTGGATTGGAGTTATCTGTCCTATAATCCTTCAACTGTTCCTTTTTTGAGAGAAAATGTAAATAAAATAGATTGGTGTTTTCTCTCTTATAATCCAGGTGCGATTCATTTCATAGAAGAAATTTTAAATACTATGGAATTTGATTCCTTTGTAAATTGGAAAGGATTGTCGCAGAATCCTGCTGCCATTCATCTATTGGAAAGAGAACCTGACAAAATAGTATGGAGTAACTTTTCAAGAAACGAAAAAGCCCCTTTATCTTCATTGTCATATCTTGAAGAAAATGACAATAAAATTATTTGGAGACTATTTTCAGAGTCAATATATGCTGTTCCTTATTTGAGAAAACATCCGGAAAAAATAAACTGGTATTATTTATCAAAAAATCCCGCAGCCATTGATATTTTGGAAGCCAACCAAAAATATATAGACTGGTATCATTTGTCGTCAAATCCAGGCGCTTTCAATCTTTTGGAAGCCAACCAAGACAAGATTCATTGGGAATCTATTTGTTGCAATACCAATAAACAAATTCTCGGTCTTATACCAGAGGAGGAATTTTGTATACCGCGTTATCATCCACGTTGTGATATCAATTGGTATATACTGTCTTCGAATGCAGCTGCTATCGATATTTTGGAAGCCTATCCAAATAAAATTGATTGGCGTAGTTTTTCAGCCAATCCTCATCCACGTGCTATTCAACTATTGGAACAAAATATCGATAAAATCGATATGCATTATATATCTCAAAACACAAACGAAACTATTTGGTATTCTTTTTCCTATGTATTAAAGTAAAATGATATAAAAAATATATTTGGTATAATAAAAGCTATATGCATACAAAAATATTTAAAATGGATCAAAGAAAAAGAGCCAATTGGGAACAATCCAAATGGATTTGTTTGTCTTCATTGCTTTTTTTAATTCCCGCCTATTATTCCTATCGTATTCGATATTACCATTATTCTTTTATATTAATACTGATTACTATTGTCTCTATCAATTATTGGAGAAATCCTTTATATTCATTGAGACGTACAATGGATTATATATTAGCGGTAAGTTTTAATATATGGATTACTCTTCTTGCTGTCATATATATTCGTGAACCCATTTTGTTCGTGTCCTTTTGGGGTATTTATTGTGTATTAATCTATTGCAATCATATGTCTGGTGTATTCTTGGACAAAGAAGATGAAAATTGGTGGAAATATCACGTCATTTGTCATTTTTGTGAAATATATGGTTTATGTGTAACATTATATTGTTTGCCTCTCTTAGAAACTGTTCTAGTTGTTCTTTAAATCCTTTTTGTATATATTTTACAATAAAAAATGTAATAAATATATTACATTTTCTACTTCTTCTTTTTTTCTACTTCTACTTCTTCTTTTTTTCTACTTCTACTTCTTCTTTTTTTCTACTTCTACTTCTTCTTTTTTTCTACATATTTTAATGAAAATATTATTACGTCATAATGCGAGGTGCAATATTCATTGTAACCAGTTCTTGAAACAGTAATTTACATGCATATGGTATTTCCACATACGAGAAATCTGTACGATTCTCACATGTTCTACATCTATGTATATGTACTTTGTCATTGTATGAAGCAATCATTCCACATGACTTGCACGTGTATACATAATATTTGTCCGATACATCATACAAACGTTCTTTCGTGAACCGCGCTGCTCCGTGCGCCACTGTTGTATCTCGCTCCATCTCACCAAATCGCAATCCACCATCTCGGCTTCGCCCTTCTGCCGGTTGTCGCGTCAAATTCACCATAGGTCCTATCGAACGGCTATGTTGCTTGTCTGTGACCATATGTTTTAACCGTTGATAAAATACAGGTCCTGTGAAAATACTACACTCAATCTGTTCCCCCGTAAGTCCATTATGCATCAATTCATTTCCGTGCGCCTCGTAACCTACGCGCAACAAATGTTCACATATTGTATCCATATCAAGTTCTCCAAAACTTGTTCCATCACCCAATAAACCTAATTCTAAAAGAACCTTTGCTAAAACTGTCTCTTTTAATTGTGCAATCGTCATACGTGATGGAATCGCGTGAGGATTCAAAATAATATCTGGTTTAATTCCACTACTTGTAAATGGCATATCCGCTTCTGGAATAATATTACCAATGGTTCCCTTTTGTCCACTACGTGATGAAAACTTGTCTCCAATTACTGGCTTACGTACAGTGCGTGTCCTCACTTTGGCAAAATTATATCCGTCACCATTTCTATCAATATAATTCTTATCTACATAGGTCTCTTCCTCGGTACGAAATACACGACTCTGGTCCTCATACTTGATCAATTTGGTATGATCATTACGATTCTCCTTGATAGGTACCACCTTGGATATAATAATATCACGATTCTGTAATAATGTATTTTCCGGTACAACACCTTTGCTATTTACCTTGTTGTAATTTGCAAATTTCATTCCCTTTGTCTTGTTTGGGTCTGGTTTGCATCGAATTTCTTCATCCCCGTTGATTTTCTGTTTGTCCTCATCCTTTTCCGTATGATAAATAGTGGCTTGAAACAAGCCTCTGTCAATCGATCCTTTGTTAAATAGCAACGAATCTTCTTGGTTATATCCTGTATGTGTCATAATGGCTACAACCACAGTAAAACCCGATGGTATCTTGTTGATATGAATCATATCCATAATACGTGTATCTACCAGAGGGCGTCCAGGGTAATTCAACACATATGCGGTTTTATCCATACGAGTATCATAATTGGTAACATAGACACCCATTGCCTGTTTTGCTTGTGCACAATTATGCGACATAAATCGCGCTGTACCTGCCAAGAAACTCTGATTTTCCTTATTTTCTACCGTAATATCCGATATCATTCTATCCTCCTCTTCTGTAACTGTAATAACCGATGCAAATTTTGGAGTCCCGTCTTCTGTATAATATCCAACCTTGATATCAACACCTTCAATCCAATATTCGTATATGTGAACTGCTCTACTCCATCCTTTGTTTGTCATAAATAAATGATCCGCTGTAGCAGTAATAGAATGCGCTTTATTATCCATTGTGTTGCATTCAATTGTAAGCATTTTTTCTTCGTTGGGTCGTATAAAATGATCAATCACTTTTGTTGTAGATAATACCAAGGTCGATGGATGAAACGTCAATACATCATCACCGATTTCAACATCTTTGATCGGTTTTTTTGTTCCATCCGCCATATGCACTAGTTCATTTAAATCCAAACACTGATACGTATTTCTAGGTGATTGATTGTGTTCTGGAAAAGGAACACATGACGCCAATACACCAAATATTGTGGATGGATGTATTTCACAATGAGTATATCTAATAAAATGTTCAGAATCTATTTTGTGATTTAATTCTTGTGGTTTCATCGCAATCATACTATACGCTTGTTCTTCTGGGTCAATGTATTCCAAGATAGCTTCATCAATATGAATATTCGTCAATAAATCATCCCATGTCAATCTTCCTTCTTTCAAATTACGAATGATTTCAGGTTTGATTAATACGGAATTATCCTTGACACGCAAGAGGGGTCGTGTAATACGACCACTGTCGTTGCAAATACGAATTTCTGCTAATCCATAATGAAATACAATCGATGTATATACATTGATAATACCTTGTACCTTTTTATCTTTCAACATATTGTACAGCTCATATGGTTGTTCCGTCACACCTACCCAACATCCATTGATAAATACTTTTACTTTGTCAAACATATCGATTGGTTTTTGTCCTGAAATATCTGTGATATGAGGCATTACATATTCATAAATAGGCATTGTATTCGATGGAATAGTAGTGTGTGCCATATAAGCCAAGTTCTTTACTAGGCCTACTGACTGACCCTCTGGTGTTTCTACACCACATAAAAAACCCCATCCTGTACTATGAAGCTTTCTCGGTGGAATCAGTTTACCACTTTTGTCTGCTGGTGTTGAAATACGACGCGCGTGACTCAAACTGGATACATATGTAAGTCGGTTGAGAACTTGTGCAACACCCACTTTGTTTGAATTTGTATGTTTGATACCAAAATCACCCGTTGAAAGTGCTCGTTTGATTCCATTCTCAATCGTAGTAGATTTAATAATCTTGTAAATATTTGTCATATTCACAATGTTATGATAATCGTCTGTTGATTTCCAAGAACCTGTATTAATTTCCTTTACAATCTGTTTTTCCATATCTTTTACCAATTTGTTGAAATAATTTCGGAATAAATTATTCAGTAAAGCCCCCGTCAAATCGATACGTTTGTTTACATATGAATCGCGATCGTCTTGTTTGTTCATTCCAAGTGATGCTTGTATCAATCGTTTTGTCATATAGCCCAAGAAATACAGTTTTTGTTTAGCCGTATGACAATGAGGAAATAAATCATTGTTCAAAATCTCCATCGTAAAATCGTACTTTTTTTTACTCCCTGTTTCCTTGTCCATATTGATTGGTGTATACATTGCGTAGTTCATAATAAAACGAATCGCTTCCTCCTGTGTCATTAATATATTGGCATCAATAACGGATCCCTGTAATTCTTGCAACATATCCGCATATTTTTCCTGATTTATATCTAACAGAATTGTTTCACAAATATCTTTGTCAGACAAAACACCCAGTGCGCGAAACACAACAAACAAGGGAACTGGTTGTTTAACACGTGGTAACTGAATCAAAATCGGAAAACCAAAACCATTGTTTTTCGATGAAAGAAGTAAGTTGATTTGTTTAGGTGAAATGCATTTGAAATCAGGAACCGATTTTATTTCAGCCATCCATGTGTATTTCGTATTGTTTTTTGCGATATGAAAACAATATACTTTGTTCTCTGCTGCGCGTTCCTGTCCTAATACAGTCTTTTCTGAACCATTGATAATAAAATAACCTCCTGCGTCGTATTTACATTCTCCTGTTGCTGCGTTGTCTACGTGTTTGTATTGTGTCAAAACACAAATATTAGATTTTAACATAATAGGTAATTTACCAATATGAATCTTAGGTAATACTTTATGAAATGTTTGTATGTTTTCTAGATTGGTTCCATTGCGTACAACAAATTTTAAATGAATATCAATAGTCATAGCAGAAGCATATGTAAAATTACGAAGACGTGCTTCTTGTGGAAACATTAGTTTTGTAGCACCATTGTTTTCGTGAATTTGAGGACGATAAATATGGAAATTTTCAAATGAAACAAATAATTCAAGTGCATACTTTCCGGAAGCTACATCTAAATCTTGTTCTGATTTGATATGCACTGGATTGAACATCTCAATGGTCTTCATTATTTGATATCCCACAAAATTGTTGTATGATTCCAGTTGATGACGGACAAGACGTTCCAAATGATGACCTTTAAAATAACTCTCAATAATAGTCCACGGTGTTTCAATATACGGTTCTGAATTCATTCTTGTTGTCTTCATTTTTTGAACTATAAAATATTTCAATTTATTTTTATATTGTTTTCACGATTCATTTATAATACTGGTGTAATATAATGGATATATTCTCAGCATTGGACAACCAGAAAGCGCAACAAATAAATAATACGCTTTTTCTTTCCAATTTAATAAAAGAATTAAAGAAGCCATTGGGAGGAGGGATCAAATATAAAAAGAAGAGAGAAAAGAGGATGAGAAGCAAAGGGATGAGAAGCAAAGAGATGAGAAGCAAAGAGATGAGAAAAACAAGAAAATCGAAATAGAAACAATATAAACATAATATGTATAAAATATAGAGAATGTCTTTACCCAAAACAACAAGGGATATAATATTTTATTCCTTGGTAAAAGAATTACAAAGAAAGGAAAAAGAGAGAAAAAATAATATAATACAATCTTGTTGTTTTGTACCTGTGATGAATAAAAAAGTTACTGCAAAGGAAGTTACTGCAAAGGAAGTTACTGCAAAGGAAGTTACTGCAAAGGAAGATGTATTCACAAGAGAAATTCCCAATTTATTCCAAGAATTTGATATGGAGTATAAAAGGGTATATTCTCCCAAAATGCCACCACCACCGGAGGTGTTTGTTCCAAAAGAACCTTTAGAACCACCTCCTTTGAAACGTCTGGTTGAAATTGGTACACAATATGCAGAAATAAAAACATTACACGATTTGATTTGTTTAATTGAACACCATCCAGAAGACAATGAGATTCAATACAATATTGATATGCATTCTTTGCATAGTATCAAACCTTATTTGATTGAATTAAACAATATGATTGGTTTACACAGTTTAAAGACAAATATTGTGGATCAGATTCTTTATTTTTCACAACAATTGCATAAAAACAGTGAAAATAAGGTTTCAGGTGATTTCTTACATACGGTTATTTATGGACCACCTGGTTCTGGAAAAACCGAAGTAGCGATAATAATGGGTAAAATTTTCAGTCAATTGGGTATATTGAAAAGGAATATATTTAAAAAGGTAACACGTAGTGATTTGGTGGCGGGCTATTTGGGACAGACGGCGATAAAAACAAAAGAAGTAATACATGATTGTGTTGGTGGTTGTTTGTTTATTGACGAGGCTTATTCGTTGGGAAATATAGAAAAAAAGGATAGTTTTGCAAAGGAATGTATAGATACATTATGCGAGGCATTGAGTCATTATAAGGACGAGATTATGGTTATTGTTGCAGGTTATGAAAAAGAATTAAACGAGTGTTTTTTTGCTTATAACAAAGGATTGGATTCCAGATTTATATGGCGGTTTAAAACAGACGATTATAATGGAACTGATTTATATCATATTTTCCATAAAAAGGTACAAGATACTGGATGGACTTTAGACGAATCAGGATGGGAATCAAAAGGATGGTTTGAAAAAAATATGCCTTATTTTACCTTTTATGGGAGAGATATGGAAACTTTATTTACCAAGACAAAATTAGCACATAGTCGACGTATTTTTTGTAATACAACCATTGAAAAAAAAAAAATAACAATGATGGATCTTGAAAGGGGGTTTATTTTATTTATAAACAACGAAGAAGTAAAGCAGAGAAAAAATATAAATGTTACCAAGAATTTGATTTCGACTATGTATATATAATCTGTATTCGATGAAACTGATTTTTTAAAATATATGCTTAGGTATAGTAATGTCTTTGAAGAAAACTATACAAATAAATACTGATTTTTTTAAAATTCCAACGACAATGAAAACGAGAAAACGGCGAGAGAAAACACAAATGTCATCCTTGATTCAACCGAATTCATTAAAGAAAGAACTATTAAATAGAATCAAGCATCATAAACACAAGGAACAAACTGATTATTCTTCTTCTCTCAAGGCAAAAAAGGAAGAACCCTTTTTGGATGAATTTATGGATTCAATACAATATTTAAACATGTTATCATTGGAAACAAAAAAGGAACCGGTAAAAGCAACATCGTTTGCGCCTGTAGTGCCTACAACATCGTTTGCACCTACAATATCATTTGAACGTGAACCATTTGTTTCATTAGAGTTACCAGAATCGTTACAATTACCTCGAAAGGATAAACTAGATGTTCCTTATGGATGTTTAAAGGGGGGGTCAAAGCCGACATATCGCAATTGGAAAAAAAATACACAGAAAAATACATTTATTCATATTCCAGACAATATTGCTATTGAAACTGCGTCTTCGGAACGAGAGAGACGTTTGGAATCTTTAAAAGAGAGAACGAAACGAACAAAAGAGAATGAAGATATGGAAATAAAAATGAGAGAAGAACCATTGTTGTTGTTTCCAGAAAAGGAAAAGGAAAAAGAAAGGGAAGGAGAAAAAGAAAAAGAAGGAGAAAAAATACCAGAATCTTTAAAAAGGGAAGAATCAATAGAACAAGGAGAGAAAAATGAATTAAAAGAATTATTGGAACCGAAAAAAAAATTTATTAAAACGACAAAAAAGACGAAATACAATTTGGGCAAATCCAAAACATTACGAAAGGTAGGTGTGCTTATCAAGGATCGTGCCACGCGCAAACAAATAATAAGTGCACAAAAGGATTTAAAGAAGGAAGCATTACGCGATGTGAAAAAGTATTTGCGACAACACGGATTGTTGAAAGTGGGAAGTAATGCGCCCAATGATGTAATACGAAAGATATACGAAACAACAATGTTAACGGGAGATATTACGAATGAAAACAAAGATGTCTTGGTTCATAATTTCATCAATGAAACGGAATGAAAAGAGAGAAATATGTATAATAAAATTATAGATATTTATGTATATGGATTTTTTGAGAGAAAATGATATGTCCAATGGTATTCTTTCTATAGATTACCATACTGCGTTACCATTGACAAAAGAGACGACACAAAACGAGCCCGATGTTATAATTACACCCTCGGTATCTGTCAAGGGAAAGAAATATGTATTGATTATGTATGATGATTTTCGTATTCAAAATGAGAAAAGATGTTTTGTTCATTGGGTGAAAACGAATATGGGATCCAATGTCAATGGTTCTACCTTGTTACCCTATTTTCCTCCCACACCTCCTCCTAATACAGGAACACACAAATATACCTTTGCTTTGTATTTACAAAGAGAGAAAGAAGAAAAAAGAGAAAAGGAAGGAAAAATGAAAAGAAACAGTTTTCCTGATTTGGAAACACTTGGGATAGATAGAGAGGCAATACCAGTAACTGTTTCCTTTCTTCTTGAAACAACTGGAAGAAAAGGTGGTAGAAAAACACGTCGTCGTCGCTGCACTACCTCTTTTTCAAAAAGGGGTGCACAGACGTGTCGCAGTCCCCGTAGGGGACCATCAGACCCTCGGCCCCGCCGCCTGCGGCGGCTCTTTAAATAGGATTCCAAATAATATATATTATTAAATCGAGGATATAAAGAAAATGACAACTTCCAAAAAAAAAGTCGGTTTTGAAATCCCCTTTTCGTTTTTGGACATTTATTTTTGTCCATTTTTCAAAAGGGGATTTGAAAACGGCTGTTTTTTCTTGAAAAACGCGTGTGGCACCATAATGCTCTCATTACCATTTTTTCTCGAAAAAGTTTGTTATCATAATTTTTTAAAAAAATATATTTTTGCGGAAAATTTTCAAAAAAAATTTGGACATTTTTAGTAAAATGGCAATAGAAAGCAATAAAAAAAAACCGTTATTTGTATGCGAATTATGCCAATTCATAACACACGATAAAAAAGATTTTCGCCGACATTTGTTTACACGTAAACATTTACAAGCGGTAAACAATGGTCATAAATGCAAACAATATATGAAAAATTCCGCACTAGATAATCAATTTGCTTGCGGTAATTGTAAAAAAGTCTACGCACACTATGCAAGTCTATGGAAACACAAGAAATTGTGCAAAGCAGGAGAGAAATTAGTAGACATTGTAGACAAATCAATGGTAATGGAATTGATGAAACAAAACAGTGAATTGCAGAAACAACTGATTGAATTGTCGTCCAAACCCACTATTGTCAATAATGTAAATAACAAACAATTCAATTTGAATATTTTCTTGAACGAAACATGTAAAAATGCAATGAATCTCTCGGATTTTGTCAATTCTCTCGTGATTAAAAACGAGGAATTTGAAAATATGGGGAAGCTCGGTTATGTGCAAGGTATTTCCAATATTCTAATCCGAGGACTCAAGGATTTGGACGAAACCAAGAGACCGATGCATTGTACAGACAAAAAGAGAGAAACATTGTATATCAAGGAAAACAATGTTTGGAACAAGGAATTATCCATAGATAAAATGAAACAATTGATCCTCGATGTCAGTTTCAAAAATGTCCGCAAAATCCCTGCGTGGAAAGCAGAACACCCAGGATGTGAAGATGCTTCGTCGTATAAATATATGGATTATATTCAGATTCTGAATCAAGTAATGACGGGGATTCATCCAGACAAGGATAGCGATATTGATAAGATTATTCGCAATGTAGCATTTGCGGTAACCATAGATACAAAGAAAAATATGTCCACAAAATGACGAGAATAATGTTTTTATTAGTATCAAATTATTATATGTATATTGTATATACTATACTTTCTCTCTTTATAAAATGGAATACACAAAAAACAAATTACCCGATAATATAGAGCAGTTTTTTACCAATATGAGAGAGTATTTAGATACATCGTTGTATTTTTACGGAAGTGTGCAACGCAATGATTACATACCTGGAAAAAGTGATATTGATGTGGCGATTTATTCGGAAAATGTCAATGAAACAGTGGTTAAATTACAACATTTTCTACATATTCCTGCATCTGAATTTAAACGATTTGTTAAACAATTCAAAAATTCAAATAGATTGATATATGGTTATAAAACAATGTTTCACGACGAAGCCAATAATTTCTTCGCAGAGATTTCAATTTACAAAGAAAAAGACAAGAAAGAGGTATTGGAAGATCAGCGAATTAAAATTGACACACCCCTTTATATATCCTGGATATTACTGTTTATTAAAATATTACACTATCATTTTAATATCATTGAAAAAAAAAGATACAAGAAATGGAAAGCAAAGCTCCTCGCTTATAATACTAATTTTAATATTAACCCCTTTGTCATAATCGATTAAATATATCCTTTATATTATTTTACAAAACAATATAAAGAAAGCTTCAAAGAAAGCTTCAAAGAAAGAATATAAAGAAATATCTATTACGTTTAGAAGACAATGACATTGGTGTTGGAATATTTATCTCTCACCGAAACATATATACAAAAATATGGACCCAAAACACTTTTATTAATGCAAGTGGGTTCTTTCTTTGAATGCTACGCGGAATACACAGGTGGTGAATACATTGGAAGTAATATTCTTGATTTTTGCCGCATATGCGACTTGAATATGGCAGATAAAAAAATGACTCAAAAATCTATAGTAATGGCAGGTTTCTCTCATTTTATGATTGATAAATATTTGAAGAAAATGACTGATGCGGATTATACAGTAGTAGTTTATACCCAAGATGAACAAAAAACCAATACAACACGAAGCCTCGCCAGTATTTTTAGCCCCGGGACACATTTTTCTCTCGATAATACCCAAATAACAAACAATACAGCATGTATTTGGTTACAAACTGTAAATATGGAACAATCTTCTACGGTTCTTCGGAAAATGTTTCAAGGTGACGAGAGAAAACGTTGGATACATATAGGTGTAACTAATATTGATATTTATACAGGTAAATCGATTTTGTTTGAATATAATGCACAATATTTACGCAATCCAACTACTTTTGATGAATTGGAACGCTTTCTCTCTGTGAATCGTCCAAGCGAAGTCATTTTGATTGGTGATATAGAAGAAACAGAAATGGATGATATAATACAATATGCAGGACTTGGTGGATGCTCAACGGTACATCGTGTTTATGCAAAAAAAACGGCGACGGATTCACTGATTAAAAAATTGGAAAGCCAAGTATATCAAAAGGAGATTTTAGAGACATTTTTTCCAAAGATGCACGTATATGAAACAACAAAACAATATATTTTTGCTCTTCAATCTCTATGTTATTTGTTGGATTTTTTATTTCAACATAATCCTTCTCTCGTAAATAGAATATCGGAACCTCTTTTAGAAAACAATGGTCTTCATTTGAACCTCGCCAATCATTCCTTGAAACAATTGAATATTATCGAAGATGGGACAGAAAACAAAGGAAAATATGCATCTGTTCTCTCTTTTTTGAATGAATGTACAACAACAATGGGAAGACGTGAATTCGCTTCTCTCTTGTTGCATCCAACAACGGATATAGATGCGTTGAAATCAGAATACGATCGAATTGATATTTTTCTAGAAAATATGACAATGTTACAATGGATACCCGAACAACTATCTTTTATACGAGATATTCCAAAAATACAAAGACAAATTATTATGAAACGTATTTCTCCAAAACAACTGTATTTCTTGGTATCCAATGTCAAAACAGTAATATATATCCTTGAAAAAATATATACGATTGACAAAATTCAATGTTTGTTACATAAAAAGGAGGATACAAAAATAGCTTGTGAAAAGTTGTTGGTATTTTTACAAGGTACAATGGAACTGGAAAAATGCCGCGATATTGATTCTATGCAACAATTTGAAACACATTTTTTCAAAGTCGGTGTGGATGCTCATTTGGATGCAAAACGAGAATTGTTAATGGAAACGCAAGACCAAGTGGAAGCAATTCGCATATATTTTAATCAACTGATTGAAAAATATGAAAAAAAGAGTGTCGGTGCTTCTTCAGACTATATCAAATATCACGAGACCGATAAAAACAATCAATTAACCTTGGTTTCAACCAAAAGACGTTGTTCTCTCTTGAAACAAGCAATAGAAGCAAGAGAATCGACATCTCCTATTACTCTCTCTTATGTTTCAAGTTGTAATGGTTCCACAAATTCATTTATTTTTCCTTTATTGTCTCAAGATATATCTTTCCATATGCAAAGCGCCAACAATGAATCTATTTCTTGTGTTTATATAGATACTTTGTGTAAAACAATTAGTACATGTAAAATGGAAACAAAGGAATTACTATGGGATGTATATGTCAAGGCAATATTGGAACCCTTGTCATTGGACGGTATGCAACAAGCATTGGAACATATTTCAGCGTTTGTCATCGAAGTGGATGTTTTATATACCAAAGCATCGTTGGCAATGAAATATAATTATTGTCGCCCTTGTATCCAAGAATTAAATCCAACAAAGAAAAATGCCTCTTTTTTGAAAGCAATAGGTTTGCGTCATTGTTTGATTGAACAAATTCAGAAACAGGAAATATATGTAACGAATGATATTGAATTAGATGGAACGAGTGTTTTATTATTTGGTACAAACGCAGTGGGAAAGACAAGTTTGATACGTGCGATTGGGATTGTGATTATCATGGCGCAGGCGGGTTTGTATGTTCCTTGCAAGACGTTTACGTTTGTACCTTTTACAAAATTATTTACAAGAATTGTTGGGAATGATAATTTATTCAATGGATTATCGACATTTGATGTGGAAATGTCTGAGCTGCGTACTATTTTACGAGAATCAAACAAACATAGTTTGGTGCTAGGTGATGAATTATGTTCAGGTACAGAAAGTACATCAGCAAAGAGTATTTTTGTGGCGGGTTTGATGCAATTAGAAAAAAAGGGTTGTTCATCGATATTTGCGACACATTTACACGAAATTACGGGATACGATGAAATCCGAGATTTGGAAGAAAAGGGGGTTTTGTTTTTGAAACATATGGAAGTGATATATGATAGAGAGAGAGATAAGTTGATTTACAATCGTAAATTGAAAGAGGGACAAGGTGGGAATATGTATGGTTTGGAAGTGTGTAAATCATTGAGTTTACCAGATGCATTTTTAGAGCAAGCCAACCAAATACGAATGAAATACAACAAGGAATCGGCGAGTATTTTTTCTCTCAAAACATCGAATTATAATAACAGAAAGGTGATGAATATGTGTGAAATATGTGGAAAAGAACGTGCAAAGGAAACTCATCATATTATTCAACAAAAGGATGCGGATGAAAAGGGATTTATACATAATATAGATGGAAGTGTATATCATAAGAATCACAAGGCAAATTTAAAGGCATTGTGTGAATCGTGCCACAAAAAGGAACATTCCGCTTTATAGTTTTGTAATAAAATAAAATAGCAATTATAAATAGTAATATGAATATTAAAAAAATGAATAATATGGATATAATAATAGGTATTGTTTTTTTTGGTTTATTGGTGGGTGTTTTGTCAAAAATAGTTCGTAGTGAATCGTCTTTTGTATTGCCACAAGCGTTGCAAATAAATATGGAATCATTTCGAGGAGGTTCTTCTGATAAGAAAGATTCGGTTTATGAAAAGGTGAATGGATTGGATTATATAGTTTGGATTAATTTAGAACGTTCTGAAAAAAGACGTAAGCATATGGAAGAAAATATGTCTCATATATCTGTACCTAATGAGCGTATAGAAGCGATTGATGGTAAAATGGAAGATATGGATACTTATTTTTTGAATACAGATATTCGTCCTCGTATGACGGATTCAGAAATTGCATGTACATTATCACATTTAAAAGCCATTCATACATTGCAATCAAAGCCTGGTAATTATTTCTTGATTTTGGAAGACGATGTTATTTTTGACAATTTGGCAACTATTCCTTATGATTTACGAGAAATAATAGAAATGAGTCCTTCGTTTGATATTTTGCAAATATTTACATTGAGAACCAATGAGCAGACATTTTTATTTTCAAATTGGGTCAAATACAACGATTGGTCGACAGGTGCATATATTATAAACCGTAAGGGCATTAATAGAATTGTAAAACGTTATCCGATGGTAGATGGTATTTTTTTGTTTCCGATGAGTGAATTAAAAGGTGCGGATACATTTATATATGAAAATGCAAATACGATTACATTCAAATACAATTGTTTGGATGCATTGGAAGAAGAAAGTACTATTCACACAAGTCATTTGAAGAATCATCGTTCTGCTATATTTATACAGAGAGAAATAATGAAGCGGGATTTTGGTCATCTATAAAGACAGATTTCTATTTATGTAAAGATGCATAAAATAAAAATTGAAACAAAAGAATATAGATATATTTATAGTAATATATTTATAGAAATGATTATACCTATTAAATGTTTTACATGTGGAATGGTGATTGCGGATAAGTATCGTTATTATCAAGAAGAAGTACGAAAAAGGAAATTGGCAAAAGGGATGAAAGATTTGGATCATATTTTGTATTTGACGAAAGAATTTAGTGAGAAAACGGTAGAAGGTGAAGTATTGGATGATTTAGGATTAAAAAAAATGTGTTGCAGGAGACATATGTTGACGCACGTGGATATTGAATAGTTTGTTTTTATTTCTATATATAGAATAGAATGCGTTCTACAAATAGCAATAAAAAAAGAACTCGACGTAAATTATGGAAACAAAAGGGTTGCGGAGAAAAGGGAAAGTGTCGTCAGACGAAAGGAGGATGTAATTGTGGTAATAATTTTATTGGTGGAAGTGGATATGCACCTTATCCTAGTGCTTATAATACAAATCCCACATTACTTAAATTAAATGGGATGACGACGGATGTACAGGTAGGTCGATTATTACAGGAAAGTAGTGGAGTGGATGCTAGTTTGAAACATCAGTCAAATTACATAGGAAAAAATGTAGGAGGTGGTAAGAAGAAAACAAAGAGACGTGGAACCAAGAAACGCGGTGGTGGATTTTTTACGGATGGTGTTACTAATTTTTTTCGCGTTTCAGGAAATGATATAGGAAATGTTTATAATGGTTTAATGGGGAAAACACAATCAGTGAGTCCGCTACCTTTTAAAGATCAATTAACACGTACTATCAGTTACAATAATCCTAGTTATAAAGTTACATACGGTTAAAAACGTTTTATGATTAAAATACATTTTGAAAATTTTCTCAAGAATATACATATATGGCTTTTCCAAAACGTTTGAAGGATTTGTGTAGTCCCGCACAATTCTATTTTATTCTTTCTATTATTGGTTTTTTCTTTGTGTTATTTCAAAATATTGGCAACCGACACGAATTTCATTTAGCGGGTTATAAAACACAGGTTCCTAGTACCATACTTGTATTTATTCTCAAACTGATTTATATTCTCTTTTGGACATGGATATTGAATCTAATTTGCAAGGATGGAAAATCTGAAATAGCTTGGTTTCTTGTTCTTATTCCTTTTATTATTATTTTTATTTTATTTGCCGCATTTATGTTTTAGACAACGTTTTATTTATTATTTTATTATTTTAATATATAAAAATGACAATTACAAAAATAAAAAATGGTACTTCTTATCATTTAAATGGTTGTAAATATATTTCAATACGAGGAAATGCAAAGGAACGAGGATATGCTCACGGTTATTTAGTAGCAGATGATTTCAAGAAAATACAAACAATGATGAAATTTATGATTTATGATACTACAGGTCATACATGGGAATATTTTATTGAAGCCGGAAAAGAAGTATTAAAAGGTACTATTCAGACATATTTTCCAGAATATTATGAAGAAATGCAGGGTATTGCAGATGGATTAAATGCAGCAGGCACCAAAACAGACATTGATGAAATTATTGCATGGAACAATTATTATACCCTTACAGGAAATTGGTTTCCCAATCGTGAAAAAATAGGTATCCACATCGGCGAGCCCTCTATGCAAAAAAATCTGGGACAACAAGATCGGTGCAGTGCTTTTATTGCGACTGGAAAAGATTACACAGACGATGGAAAAATTGTAATGGCACATAATTCCTTTACGTATTTCATTGATGGGCAATATTATTATTGTGTGATTGATATTCATTGTGATAAAGGACATCGTATTTTATATCAAGCATGTCCTGGATTTATTTGGAGTGGATCCGATTTTTTCGTTACAAGCAAAGGCATTATGGGAACTGAAACAACCCTCGGCGGTTTTTCATTATATGAAAATAAATATCCTATTTCGTGCCGTATACGAAAGGCAATGCAATATGGTGACACATTAGATGATTATGAATCTATATTATGGGATGGTAATTCTGGGGATTACGCCAATTCGTGGCTATTTGGTGATACCAATACCAATGAAATTATGCGTATTGAATTGGGGCTTAAATATAAAAATGTAGAACGTACCAAGAACGGGTATTTTATTGGTTTCAATGCTCCTTATGACCCAAGAATTCGTAATTTGGAATGTGTAAATTCTGGATTTGAAGATATACGTCGCCATCAAGGTGCACGTCGTGTCCGTCTGAATGACCTTGTACAACAACATAAAAAGAAAATAAATCTGGATATAGCGAAACAGATTATTTCTGATCATTATGATGTATATTTAAACAAAGACAATCCGTGTTCTCGAACCATTTGTTCTCATTATGAATTAGATGCACGTGAATATATGAGCCAGGCGGACCGTCCAAAACCGTTTGACCCAAAAGGGGCGGTTGATGCGTGTGTGACGGATTCGACAATGTGTAGAAATATGTCTTTTTCGATGCGGTTTGGTTCTTCATGTGGTACACCGTTTATAGCGGATGAATTTTTCCGCAAGAACCGACAATGGGATTATTTGCGACCCTATGTATTTGATAGATTACATCAAGAATGGACCGATTTTTCGACTACAACAACGGGAGGACGAATTCGAAAAAAGAAAAGCGAAAAACGTGAAAATAAGAGAAAAACACGTATTCATATTTCTACATAGAGAGAAAGGGTCATTTATCTGCATAATTTTATTTGCAATTATTTTTATATAAAATTATGTATTCTTACTATAATAAGATGAAAACACAAGATTCTGTATTTGATACAATTGTATGGAAATGTATAGATACATATTTCAAAGAAAATCCATATTCTTTGGTACAACATCATTTGGATTCTTATAATGATTTTATATCGTTGGGAATATATCGTATTTTCAAAGAAAACAATCCCATTCGATTTATTGAAAGAGATGACGAAGACAACAATGACAAACGCAATGAATGTCGTCTTTATTTAGCTGGGAAAGATGGGACACGTATTTATTTCGGAAAACCTATTATATATGATGAGTCATCTCAAGATAAATCAGTACATTACATGTATCCCAACGATGCACGACTAAGAAATATGACATACGGGACCACTATTCATTATGATATTGATGTGGAATATATTTATTATGAGAATGATGAGCGTAAAACGCATTCATTGCAATTGGATAAAATATATTTAGGACGATTTCCAATTATGCTTCAAACGAATTTATGTATTTTGCAGAATATGCATCATGCAGCGCGATTTTCAATGGGTGAATGTCGAAATGATTATGGTGGATATTTTATTATAGATGGAAAAGAAAAGGTCATTGTTCCACAAGAAAAATTCGGCGATAATATGTTGTATATACGTAAAAACAAGGAAGATGAGTTATATAGTCATTCTGCCGAGATTCGTTCTGTTAGTGAAGACGCATCCAAACCAATACGTACAATGTCAGTAAAAATAGTGACACCGTCTAGTATTTTAAGTAATAAACAAATTGTGGTTTCTATTCCCAATGTACGTAAACCTGTTCCTCTTTTCATTTTGATGCGTGCTTTGGGTGTTATTAGTGACAAAGCCATTATCGAAACATGTCTGTTGGACCTAAAAAAAAACGATTCCTATATTGATTTATTTATTCCTTCTATACACGATGCTGGATATTTTTTTACACAAAAAAATGCATTGGAATACATACAATCGTTTACAAAACGCAAGACGTTGACAGGTGTGCATGATATATTGATGAATTATTTTCTTCCGCATATTGGAGATAAAAATTATGTGGAAAAGGCTTATTTTGTAGGGTATATGGTGCTTCGATTGTTGCGTGTATTTACAGGAGAAGAGAAACCGACGGACCGTGATAATTTTCGATTCAAGCGTATTGAGTTATCGGGAACATTGATATATGATTTATTTCGCGAATACTTTTTGATACAAAAACGTAACATTCAATTAAAGATAGACAAGGAATATTATTATCACGTGGGAAAATACAAATCTAATTTTATTAGTCTTATTGAAAACAATACATATGAATTTTTTAAAGAGAGAGTGGTGGAACAAGGATTTCGAAAGGCATTCAAGGGAAATTGGGGTTCAGAGACACATACCAAGAGGCAAGGTGTTGTGCAAGATTTGAACCGTCTTTCTTGGAATACATTTATTTCTCAATTGAGAAAATTGAATTTACCGTTGGATTCTAGTGCAAAAGTAGTGGGACCGCGTTTGTTGCATTCTAGTCAATGGGGCTTCATTGACCCTGTAGATACACCAGATGGAGGAAATATAGGTTTACATAAACATTTGGCATTGAGCACTTCTATTACAAGTGGTTATTCTCGTAGTCCTTTGATAGATTGGATACGTGCCAAAACAAAACTGCGTTTGATTCCAGAATGCAGAACGAATTACGTAGGTTCTCTTACAAAGATATTTGTGAATGGTTTATGGATAGGAGGTATAGAAGAGCCGATTGAATTTATTGAAACGATGCGATTGTTGCGAAGAAATGGTTTATTTCATAGAGATACAAGTATTTCGTTTGATTATGAGAGAAATGAGATAGCTTTGTATAGTGATGCGGGGCGATTGATTCGTCCCATTTTCTTTTTAGAAAAAGGAGGAAATATTAGTTTTCAACGTCCTTTTATTCTTGAAAAATTCAAATCGGGAAATGTATCTTGGAAAGAAATTATACAAGGTTTTTATGAAAATGAAAGTGGTAACAGTACTGTTGCTGCTGTGAAAGATGTAGATGAACGATATCCGAACAATACAGCAGAAGAGATAATCGAAATATTAAAAAAGAATCAATCTATTTTGGAATATATAGATACATCAGAGGAAGAGGGACTTCTTATAGCAAAGAACGTGAATGAAATTCAAAACAATAAATATTATAGTCATTTGGAATGGAACTACGCACTGATTCTTGGTATTATGGGAAATCAAATTATTTATCCTGAAAACAATCCTTTCCCGAGAAATGCTTTTTCGTGTGGGCAAAGTAAACAAGCAGTTTCTCTCTATCATTCAAATTATCAAATGAGAATGGACAAGATGGGTGTGGTTCTAAATTATGGCCAAGTGCCTCTTGTCAAATCGAAACTATTGCAATATATTAATAGAGAAGAACAGCCGTATGGTATCAATACTATTGTAGCAATTATGTGTTATACGGGATACAATGTCGAGGACGCTATTTTGATAAACGAAGGTGCTATTCGTCGTGGTTTGTTCAACACTACATATTATTCCATGTATGAATCGAGAGAAGAGAGTACCAAGGTTAGTGGATCTATGCAAAATGCGGTATTTTCAGATGTAATGAGTCGACCCAATATAACAAAATTAAAAGCGGGTGGTGATTATAGTTATTTGGATACGTATGGTTTAGTAAAAGAAGAAACAGAGATGAATGATAAAATGGCAGTAATTGGTCGTGTGATTGTAAGCACAGAGGACAATGATATTGTGGTAGATTCTTCTGTATTTCCGAAAAAGGGGCAATTGGGTATTGTAGACAAATCATTTTTGACGGAAGGAGAGGAAGGGTTTCGTATTGCCAAGGTGCGAATTAGAGAAGAACGTATTCCTGCGATTGGTGATAAAATGGCATCAAGAAGTGGTCAAAAGGGTACAATAGGATTAATAATACCAGAGGCGGATATGCCTTATACAGAAGATGGGATTCGTCCTGATTTGATTATTAACCCACACGCGATTCCGTCACGTATGACGATTGGACAATTATTGGAAACGGTGGTTGGAAAACTGGGTGTTTCTTATGGTGGATTTGGGAATTGTACAGCGTTTGATACAAAGGGACCCAATACAGAAATATATGGACAAGCATTGGTGAATGCAGGATTTCACGCAAGTGGGAATCAAATAGTATATAATGGAATGACGGGGGAGCAAATTTATTCAGAGATTTTTATGGGACCAACTTATTATATGCGTTTGAAACATATGGTAAAAGATAAGATTAATTACAGAGCACGTGGTCCTAATAACCAATTAACACGACAACCGGTTCAAGGGCGTGCAAACGATGGTGGATTAAGAATAGGAGAGATGGAGCGCGATGGTGTTATGGCACATGGTGCTTCTGCCTTTTTAAATGATTCCTTTATGGTGCGTGGTGATGAATATTATTTGGCGGTCTGTAACAAGTCAGGTTCGGTTGCAATTTATAATTCAAATTTGAATTTATTTTATAGTCCTTTGGTTGATGGACCTGTTATATTTAATACAGGTGGACAGCAAAAATTATTAATTGAAAACAAGAGTCGATTTGGAAGAACGTTTAGTATTGTTCGTATTCCTTATTCTCTCAATTTGTTGATGCAAGAATTACAAGCAATGAATGTACAAATGCGTATTATTACAGAAGACAATGTGGACCAAATGTTGTCAATGTCGTTTTCAGACAATATTCGCGAATTGTTACGTTCCCAAGGAAATATGCCCGAAGAATTACAAGATATTTTGACAACATATCGTGGTTCGGTAAGTGGAAAAATGCGAACAGCAAAGAAGGAAGAAAAACAAAATCAAGCATTTGTTCAACAGCCGGAAGAGATTCAACAGCCGGAAGAGATTCAACCGAAAGAGATTCAGCCGGAAGAGATTCAGCCGGAAGAGATTCAACCGGAAGAGATTCAACTGGAAGAGATTCAACCGGAAGTTTTGGACGAAGAATCAGAATTCAATCCTAGGACACCTTCTGATTATGAAAAAAAATCATATGCAAATGATGAAATGGATGATATACCTTATGCACCTTCTTCTCCTAGTGATAGAAAAAATCCCGAATCAAGAGAAGATATATACTCTTCATCTAGTCCTTATTCATATAATCCGAGAGAAGAAACAAGAGAGATGGAAAGACGTTTTTCATATAATCCGAGAGAAGAAACAAGAGAGATGGAAAGACGTTTTTCATATAGTCCGAGAGAGATACCTTCATTACCGGGTTTATCGACCAATGTATCAGGACAACCTATTATCATAACAGGACAACCCATTATAATGACACAACCACAGACACATAATTATTCGCAAGGCATTCAATCAAAATACGATAGTTTATCCGAGGAAGACAAAGAAATGTTGCGAGAGATGATTGAAAAAAAGAGAGATAAAAAGGAAGGGATAGATACACTTTTAAAAAGTATAGGAACAGATAAAAAACCGACGGCATCGATTTTGGAAATAGAAGAAGAGGATCCCATCAAAAAGAGTGAAAAGGAATTATCCAATGATAATTCCGACTCAGATGCAGGAACAAAAAAAATTAAAATATAATATCACCTTTATACTGTTTTCAAATGTTTATTAAAACCAATTTAAAGAACCAATATAATATCACCTTTATACTGTTTTCAAATGTTTATTAAAACCAATTTAAAGAACCAATATAAAAGAAAGGTTATATGATTGAATAAAAATTGAATTAAAAGAAACTTGAAATATATAAGGACAAATGGCATCTAGTACACTTATATCGATGATTTATAAATCCAGAAGGACGGTTTTGGATTTGATGAACAAACAGGGTTATAAAACAGATGATTATAATAATTTTAGCATCAACGAGGTGAATTCAATGATGCAAAACAACCAAATGGATATGTTGTTGGAAAAAGAGCCAACAAAAAGAAAAATGTATATTCGATATTTTATTACGAAAGCATTGCGCCCACAAAACATACAGGAAATGTTGGATGATTTGTTTTCTTTAGAAGAAGTTTTAACAAAAGAAGATACATTATTCATCATTATCAAGGAAGATATAAACGATACAATTACACAATTATTGAGACATATTTGGGAACAAGATGGTATTTTCATTGTCATTCAAAATATCAAACGTTTACAGTTCAATATATTGGAACATTCATTGGTACCTTTTCATCGTGTATTAAACACGGAGGAAGTGGATGACGTGAAGAAGCGATACAATATCAAGGACAATGGACAATTTCCAGATATCTCTCGATTCGACCCTGTTGCACAGGTAATAGGTCTACGACCTGGACAAGTATGTGAAATTATTCGTCCGAGTAAAACAGCAATTCAAGCGTACTATTATCGAATATGTATATAAAAATGTGTACAAGTACAAATTATTTGTTGTTATATATATAATACAATGGATTATATAAAAAAAAATAGAGAGAAAATCAATCAATTTACAGAACGTTATGCACTAATTTTAGATGATTACAAAAAAGGATATGTTACCACTCATTTATATCCCTCTGTGGAAGAATATAAAAAGGGATATATGACAGCATTAGGTTGGTTGGAAAAAATAACAAATGAATTGTTTGCAATATTGAATGAGATTCAGAGAAAGATTCAAGTAACAAAAAAGGAATTGTCTGCTTTGAATAAACACATTATTGTAAATAAAAAAGAAAACGAATCATTGTTAACCAAGTATCAAAATGTAAAAGGAGAACGCAATGGTTCTGGAGAGATGGTGTCTGATTTCAAGATACTATATAAGGAACAATATTATTCAAATTGGAATTTAGTGTTTTGTATTTTTTTCATTTTTTTTCTCTTTTATTATCTTTTTCAGGATACATCAATGGTAAAACCGTATACAAAGTAAATGTGCTTTTTGCGCTAGGTTTGTATTTTATATTTTATATTTTATATAATATAAAATGTTTTCTTTGTATACAAATGCAAAATCGAGTGCATATAAAAAGGAGCAAGAAAAAATGAAACAGATAGTAAAAGCTAGTTTACAAGAAAGTTTGAATCGATATATAGAAAATCATAAAGGACGACAAGAAAAAATAATAAAGTAATATATGAACAATATTGATTTACAGAAAAAATATAGAGATATTTTAAAAAAATATGAAAATACAGAGCAACAATATTTGGAATGTTTATCAAATTTACAAAACAAACCGTGTTCTAGTGATTTTTTAAATAAATTATCAAAACAATTGGAAAAACAAAATGATATATTGTTATCTATGTCAAAGGATATATTACAATCATCACAAACATTGACAAACGAAAAAAAAAAGGAATTGGAACGAATACATAAAAAATTAGTAAATGATAAAAAACGAATCAAGATACTTCAAGCATCCAATAATAATATGGAACGCGATTCTTCTACCTATGTGTTACAACAGAATTATTTGTATATGTTTACTTCTATCTTTGCATTGTTGTTGGTTTTTTATATATGTAAAATAATGTTATTTCCAGGTCCTATATCACCTATACCGATTGTATTGATAGCATTGATAATTTTATTTATATATTTCACATCATAATAGTATTTCCGAAAAAAGACCTTTAAATAAAAAGAAACAAGTATTGAAAAGAATAAATAGAGAATTATTGTAAAAAGAAATATAGATATAAAATAGACATATGGATACTTTTGAATCAAGTAATTTAAACTTACAATTATTGGAAAAACAATTTTATTTAGTAACAAAACAATATGAAGAAGCGCGTATGCAATATATTCAATCACTTACAGATACACCTCTTCAAACAAAAGGAAAATATAGAATGATTGGATTAGGATTCTATGGAAGACTATATAGCAAAGAGACAATGACTTCATATTGGAAAAGGATTGATGACAATACAAATGATTTTAAAAGTATCTGTACAGATGCGGATGGCAAGGGAATTCTAGGTGTAGATAGTAGCGGTCTTGTGTATATAAAATCATCATATAAAGATTCTACATGGAATGCACTCGGGGGAAATTCGTGTTGTGTTATTGATATTGCAATGGCGCAAAATGGAACATTACTAGGTGTTGGTACGGATAATAAATTATACAGAAAAAATACAGTATATGATAATTGGGAAAGAGTCGACAATCCGAATCAAGGATCTGAAGAAATGATAACAGCGATTGCGGTTTCTCCATCTGGTGTAGTATACGCGATAGGAATGGAAAACGATGTTTGGAAAAAGGAAAGTTATATAAATACAGAAAATCAATTATGGCAATTTATTGGTACTATACAAGATATTGTTCACTTGTCATTTACACCAGATGATATTTTTGTCATTTCAAAAAAAGATGGTAATGTTTACACCAATTCTGAATATAAAACCAATTTTTTAGGTGGATTTATATCTGTATCAGATTCTTGTTGTATAAAACAAGTTACCTTTACTTTTGTTGACTATTCTGATTTGGATTCACAGAAATATAGTTTAATACAAGGAAGTACTTTTTGGGGGACAGGAGAACTAACAACAGTAGATACTGTCTCTTTGGAAGACTGTGAAGCGTTATGTAGTGCAGATGAAAAATGCACTGGAGCAACATATAACCCAAGTGATCACGATGGTATTTCTTATTGTTGGACACGAACGGGTGAAGGTTCTCTAGGTTCAGGATTGGAAAACGATTACGCAATTATAAATCCAATGAAATTAAATACGCAGCATATTATTGAATTGGATATACAATTGAACAGTTTATCACAGCAGATACAACAGGAAATGAATAAAATGACACCTGTTATCAACAATGAAATATTTCAAAAAGATGCAGACAAAGATAAATTGCAACAAATGTATAGCGCATTACAGGAACAACGACAAGAAATTGCATCACATTTATCAGATCTACATACTATGCAACTTAAATATGATGATACTTCTAGTTATTTACATCAAAAAAATTTGGCTTATATTTTTTTAATATTTATTGTGTTTATCTTTTTTGTCATTTTTATTACAATGTGGATGACTCAATCTTTCCCTCAATCACCACCTTCGTTATTTAATAGTTTATAAAAATATTGTTAAATGGATTTTGTCCAAATCATTCATTTGTATTTTATCATCAGATATTACAAGAGGATTATCTCTTTGTTTATATAAGGTAATATTTTTCCAAGTGAATGCAAAACAAATGATTCGAATCCAATTCATAATATATGACAACATATTAAAATGTTGTTATGTATATTTTTTATAAGTTATAAACATTTTTTTTAATACGTTTAGTCATTTTATTTTTGTCTCTATTATTTGTATGTACAATTCATATAAAGAAAAAGAATCTGCTAATTTGAGACAAGGACATATATTCAATAGACATTTACAAAACACAAAGAAAAAAACAAAGGTGCAACAAGGATTGATGGAAGGATTTGAAACTTTAGAATCACGGTCAAAAAAAGCGGTAGACGACACACATACTTTATTGGAACAATCTAATGAGGCAATAACAACAGAATTGCAGCAAGTTCAAGGGTTACAGGGAGAATTCAATAAATTAATGAGAGAATATGAATCCATCAATAAAATGAGAATCAATACAACACAAGAATATGTAAATATATCAAACAATCAATCAACCTACAGCGAGAAGAATGTATATGTTACAACTGCGGTAAATGAACCTGGATATATTTATGAAGGTTGTTATTTGGATAAACCCGCCCCAAAAATTACTACAATGATTCCTATTCTCTCTTCATCGAATTTATGGAATTCAAATACAACAATTGACCCAACCAAATATTATGCATATTCTTCAAGTGTTTACCAGAACAATATAAATGGCTACAATGCCATTGGTGCATTTGATCAAAATCCAAATACATGGTGGCATTCTTCTGACAACAATACATACAATAGTTCTACTGGCACATACAATGGGTCAGTTTCATTGTCCTATACAGATACAAACGGAACATCACAGGAAAATATAAAAGGAGAATGGTTATGTCTCAAGTTACCTGGATGTTCTCAAAAAACACCTACGATGTATACTATTACACCACGTTCAGGTTGGGCAGGAAGCAGAGCACCCAATTCGTGGGTATTATTAGGCAGTCAATCTGATTGTTCTACTTTTCAAAGTGCGAATTCTTGGCAAGCTATTGACCAACGTTCAGGAGAGTCGATAGATGATGGAGGTAAGACTTTTACTATAACAAACCCAGGAGCATATAATGTTTTTTGTTTTCTTGTTACCAAAGTCGGAAGAGATACAACAACAAGTGATCGTATTTCGCTTCAAATGAGTGTTGATTTTTTTGATATGGAAGATGTAAATATTACAAATGACCAAAGAGCAATGATATATGATGGAGGTGATTTTATGACGTTGGATGAATGCAAACGAAAAGCGTCGGATGGTGGATATCAATATTTTGGGATGCAATATGTACAAGATAATGGAAAGGCACAATGTCTTGTGAGTAATGATTGGTTTCGAATCGGAAGTTATGGGCGAGGAGATAATATAGTGTCCAATTTGTTATTATGGAATTCACAAACGGAAGATCGTAATAATGCATCATTGCATTTGGAGAAAGATGGACGTCTTACCATTCGTTTGACTGATAATAGTATTGTATTTGAGACCCCTGCTTCAGTGGATTGTGCTTCTAATTATTCCGTACAAAAAGGATGGAATGCACCTTACAATGATTTTACTTCCTTTTCCTTGAAAACTGCAGAAGAATGTCAAGCTGAATGTAATGACAATCTGAATTGTAATGCAATTGCTTTTGTAACAGATCCTTCTGAATTTGAAAGTGGAAATCCGACATGTTGGACAAAGAGCAAAATAGCTACGGAAAATTTATACAAAGATAATAATATTGATATGTACGAACGTTTACCATCAGGAGTAGACCGTTCACAGTGTCATTTTATTATGATTCTTCAAAATGATGGTAATATGTGTGTTTATAAAGGTACTAGTCCTGATACGATAGATGGTGGTGCTATTTGGTGTTCCTTAACAAATGGAAAACAGCAAGACCAACATCCTAGTTTAAGATCCAATTTTGGAAAATATGGAAGACAATATTTAACAGAGGGGGAGACATTGGGACCGGGTGAATTTCTTGTTTCAGAAGATGGACGAATACAATTGGTTATGGAAGAAAATGGAAATTTGGTATTATATGGTTTTACAGTAACAAATCGTTGTGTTAAAAAGGATGATAATTTGGATTATGGTTTGGCTTGGACAAATGCGGTATATAGAATGAATCCGACGGGAAATATAGATAGCATAGGAAAGATGGGATACATTGATGAAAACAATATTCTTTATGAATATCCTGGAAGTGCGATTAAGAGAGAGAAAACGAAAAACTATATAAAATTAGCGGACCACGATAGTTATGGAAATGATATTACTTATATAACCAACACAACATCGTCAGACTGTCAACAAGCGTGTGACAATGAACCGAAATGTTTTGGTTATGAATATAATAATAATAACAACGAATGCTGGATAAAGGATGCCAATGTTTATCCGAAAGGTGCAAAGGAGTTTGTACTGGGTACTGATTTATATTATACAACACCGGTTCCTGATAATAATAAAACATGCAACAAAGAAATAAAGGCGATTGATAGTATTCAATGGGCTGGATTTCAGAAATCTCCGAACCAAATGACAAAGGATAAACAATGTGGATTGACAAAAGCGATGGCGAATGAAAATACTACATTGAAAAATATAGAATCACAACTAGGAACAGTAGCACAACAATTGGTAGATAAAATATCTTATTTAGAAACATTGAATGTGAATATGAATGAACAAATGGGGGTAGACCGAACGGTGTTGGATGAAAATTTGGTATTATATAAAAAGATAGCGAGTCAGTATGGTCAAGGAGGACAGGCAGATATATCGAATATGAATGGTATTCTTTCGGATAGTATTACACGAACAATGCAGGAAAATTATAGCTATATTTTCTGGTGTATTTTAGCTATTATTGTGATTATAATAACAATATACTTATTTCGAACACAGTAAATATATAGCGAGTTATATGTTGGATATAGTAGTTTTTTTTAAAAAGTGGATATAGTAGTTTCTTTTTAAAAATGGTTATAGTAGTT